GTTCTGCCATTATTGAAAAATATTGTTCTCCTAACTCTTGCATTTCGTCCTCTTGTAATTTTTCGGCCAGTTGTTTAATTGAATTTGCTACTATTGTTTTTTCATGTTCGTTATAAATTTTGTCTTTGTAATATCTTGGCATTGCGATTTTTTTGTTGTCCTTCATTGGTACATACATTCTTGTTTTTAAATCGTCTTTATGCCATTTTATCATTTGTTCTGTTAAATAATTTGAACCTAATCCTTTTGACATTAAACTAAATTCTTTTTGTCTGTCATCATTTTTATGTAATGGAATTTTACCTTGTTTAGTCATGTATTTAAGTGTATATCCGATGGAAGCCTCATTAACTGTACCAATATATATATTACCAATATTCTTATTATCCAAAGCCCAAGCGCGGTGAACCATCTCGGCATTTGCGTTAAACATAATGATATGATAATGAGGACGCATTTTTTGAGTACCGTATTCACCACATGCATAATATTTAAGCTTTTCATTTGATAATTTTCTTAATCTTTTCATGAATTTTTGTACATCTTTTTTTTCTAAATTCATGTAGCCCTTTTTTGTTATTGGTACACTGTCTGTATTATATGTTAATGTTATAAATAATGCTGTTTTACTTCTATCGCCTTCCTTTACTAATCTAAACGACCAGCCCGATGTCCGCCGTTTCATACACGGCGGACATTTTGAGCATGGGACGGGTATTTTTTCCCTTGTTATTTTATCTTGTACATAAAAAGGTGTAATACACTTTGTTGACATTATTAAATCATTGGAGTGCCGTATTTAGGCATTGGTCGTATTGCTGTAATTTTATTTAGTACATGACAGTATAAACTGTCTGTTCCTTCGTCTGTTACTGCAAATATACGTTTTGTATTGGCTGGCGCACATTCTACAAATGTTTGATTTAATGCTGGTTCTGTTGCAAATATCCTTCCAAGATGCCAATAATCTAGTGATGTCCTAAACTCACCAGCTACTCTTGATGGCATATATTTATATTCTGAATATCTTGGTACATATCCAAATGTATCCTCTTTGTTTGCTGTATATGCATATAATTCTTGTTTTTGTACTTCTTGCTCACCAATATTTGCAAATGTTGGCCAAAAATAATCTAGTGTATCATTTTTAAGGAATGTACGGGGTATACCTTGTTGATATGCAGTTTTTGGCATAATAGACATAATGCCAATGATATAACCGTGTTCTTCACAATAATAATTACCTTGTTTTCCTGATGTTACTGCAACTCCATGACCGGCCATTGTTCCTTGTGGTGATGATGTTGGATTAGTTGGGTCTCCAGCTTCAAATGAACCTGTAGTATTCAAAACTTCCGAAATAATTACTGGAGTTTTTGTTCCGGTTATATATTCTGGTCTTTGAAGCCTTGCGTCTGATGATTTTACACCAAAGTGTGTGAGAATTGATTCAACATAACGTGTTCCACCTCTAGCATTTTTTTCTAACCATTCTTGTAATCTAAATGCACGTCGTAGGTCATTAATTGTTGTTGGCTCAATATCTGCGCCATCTGTTTTAGCATATAGTCTGTCATTTGTTATATCTGCAGCGGGCAATCCTTGTACATTAATTGAAGCAGGAGAACCTGATAATGTTGTACCTGAAGCATTATCGTAAAATACTTCTACATTGCCATCAATTGAACCTAGTGGGATATCTACGGCTGAACCTTTTTGTGCAAATGGTAATGATGCAGTAAAATAGTCATGTTCCCATGCTCTTTTACGTAATGACATTAATTCATTAACTCTTGCAATACTACTAAAATTATTGCCATCTGTTAATTTATAATTAACAGGAGCAACTAAATTTTGGTCTCTATAATATTCGTTGTAAATACATTGATATGCAGCAAATGGTAATGCACTTACATCTGTGTTTGTACTACCGTTTGGTGGTGTTGGTAATCCCATATAATCTGCAAATCGTCCTGCAGTTGGGTAAGTTCCAATAAATTGTGGTTCTAATTCACTACTTGTTATATATGGTGCTACTAATCCGCTATTAGCGTCTGTTATGAATTTCTCCCAATTATCCCATAATATTCTGTTTGGTACAAAGAAATAATGCATTGATACATCCATTCTATGCATAACGGGAGCTGTCATTGGTGCAAATCTTACTAATGATTCTGCTGATATATTAAACTTGTCTCCAGGTACACATTCGAGTGTAAGAATTGGAACTAAATTTCCCATATCACACGATAGTTTTACGTCGTGTGTTAAGTCGAAAACATTTTTTTTCGGCTTCATTAATTTGATACTATTAAATAGATTCGGCTTCATTCTGTAAGTATTTTTTAAATATTTCTACAATTTTTGTGGGCATTTTTATAATGCATTTTTCTGTTGTTTCGTGGTCAATTATTGTAATTTCCACATTGTCTTCGAAGTCATATATATATACTTCGGTATTTTCGTTTCTTAAATCTAATATCATAGTCTTATCCCTCCCCGTGATACATAGTAAGTCCTTTTTGCTTTTGTTCTACCTCTGCCATAGCTTCTTTTTCGGGAAGAATAACCTCTGCGTTTTCTGTACATGGTTTTTGTTTTTGGTTTATTTAAAAAGCTTTTTTATTCCTTCTTTCATTCCTTTAATTGGATTTAGTCCATCCAATATTTGAGCAAGCATTCTAAGAAGAATGTTGTCTCCTGGTTGTACACCTATTTGCTTTAGATTTTCATCTAAATTTTTTATTCTGTTATCTGTTTTTAAATTTTCTATTTGTTGGCGTATCTGCTCCTTTTCTACTATTGTTTTGGTACGATTCATACGCATAGTTAATACATCTTCTGCTGCTTTAAGCAATGTTGGGGCTTGCATTGCTGCAGCCCTTTCGTTACTATCTAATGTTGTTTGTGTATTAGCTTGTATATTTTTAAGATTGGCTTGTGCTACTTGTAAGCTGTTTTCTTTTAATGATTCCGCCATTGATAAATCAAATGCGGATTTTTTTGTTCCTTGATTAGTTGCTAATATTTGTGCTGCTTTTAATAAAGCATCTTGTATTTGAACTGTGTTCTGTGTTCTTAAATTATTAGCTTGCTCTTTTTTTATATCTATATCATACTGATTCATCAATCCTGATTGTATTGATGATGTGTCTATTTGTGGCGCTTGTGGACTATAACTTTTTGCGTCTGTTGACCTTATTGGTGCGCTTGTAGTGTTTACACTTCCATAAGCTAAATTGGGGTTTAAACCCGCCATTTTTAGCCTTTCCATCTGTTTTTGTGGACTATTATACTCGTTTTGCATTGTGTAATCCGCAAGACTGTCTTTACGTTGTTGTGCATATGCACTTTGTGCATATTTTTTTTGTGACCTATTTGTAAGCAGTTGTGATACTGCATTTATTCCTTGCCCTATTAATGGGGCTGCTATTGCTAATGGTATAGGCATTTTTTGTTTTTTTATATTTATTTGATAAATATATTGTGTTTTATTGACATTTACACTTTTTTTACTTCGCTTTTTTTTGCGTTCCGCTGCGCTTCTCTTGTTTTTGCGCTTCGTTTGTTAGTGTTAGTGTCAATTAGCACTAATATATCAAGGGTATTAGTGCTATTTCGGGACTTGTCCCGAAGCTGCCGCCCTTCGGTTGGCTTAGTAAAAAAGCCCCAACAAGTAAACTTGTTGAGGTTTTTTCCTTGTGTTTATTGCGCTTCGCTTGTTTCAACTTGTGTAGTTGTATTTTGTTCTGTTTTAGAACTTTCCTTAATTTGATAAAGTTCTTCTCTGAATATTTCAGATAATTCTTGTCGTTCTGCGAGATCCATGTGACGGGGGTCTGGAAAGTACTCATCTGAATCAGATTCGTTATAAATTGGAATTTTTTGGTCAATAGGTAATCCACGACTAAATCGTGTTAATATTTCCCTTATTGTCATTGTTTGGTCTGGTACTGTTAACGATGGTTCATCGTTTGTTTCGTAATTTTTGTCAAAGAATATTGACGAAAACATGTTTTTTACTTTCATATAATTGTGTTTCTGCCTTGTTCGGCGGTTTTATACATTTTTTTAAATGCATGTGAATGACGTTCTGCCATTATTGAAAAATATTGTTCTCCTAACTCTTGCATTTCGTCCTCTTGTAATTTTTCGGCCAGTTGTTTAATTGAATTTGCTACTATTGTTTTTTCATGTTCGTTATAAATTTTGTCTTT